ATTTTCTATTTTACGCATATTCCTCCAGTCAGATACGAAGGGTCGGAATTTTGTTCCGAACCTTACCTGATGGTAACAATGTTACCACCAGCTTATTTCTTCTTTTCGGTTTTCTTTCCTTCTTTAGGTTCTTCTTTCTTAACTTTTTCCTTCTTTTTCTCTACGTAGCCGATGTCTTTCTTCGTCTCCTCCATATCGGAGACCATCTTCTTAAGACAGTCTTCACAGAAGTAGACTCGCTCTCCGAAGGGGTCACGAAGAGCCGCGAAAACCTTAAGTGGCTTACCAGCAAACTTGTGTTCAGCTCGAAGATTCCTAACTGCCTCAGAATAAGATTCTTCTGTGGAAGCTACACGTTCGGCCGCGCAATTAAAACAGAAGTCGATATCAGAACCAATAATAATATTGTTCTGGTGTGAAAGAATCGTTTTGTTAATGTTGATGAAATTATTCAGTGCCATGGTTTGCTCTCCTTTGTTTACTTGAATAACATATCGATATCCGAGGCGAAGACTTGACCGTAGTATTTCTTCATCTCGGTCGGATTAACGTAAATAGAACCTTTCTTATCTTCATGTATCGTACCCCAGACGGCTACGTAGTCATCATGTTCAAGAACAGATAGAAGGCTCTTGTCCTTGTCTGATGATACTATTACCTTATTATACACCTTATAGGAGTTGTTTGTCAAAGGGGTTCTTACTTCTGAGAAAAGAAGCAAGGTGTCTTTCTTCTTAGAGTGGACGCGCCCAATGATATGAATCTGATTTAAGAGAAAGGCGTTAAGCTCCTGCTGACATTCATTTCCTTTTAAGTCATAAATTGAATTGAAATCGAGGATTTCACGCGCCGCTCTTTTCTCATACTCATCCTTTGTGATGTCTTCTAAGAAATGTACTACGAAAAGATTACGTTTAGTTTTAGAATCATATTGTATCTCTCCGATAGCTTTCTTATAGAACTCTTCTTTCGGAGGGCCGATAAGGAGTCTAGTGTCAGACTTAAGAATCTTTTTAACCATAACGCCAGAGACGCGGCCGAACTTATTTTCGAGAGTGATACCATATTGGAGATAAGCTTTTCTATAGGGATTACGATAGTCATGTTCAAAACATTCTATAACCCTACCTACGAAGGTGGCTTTATTTCGAAATGAGAGAGAAGCCATTTATAACAATCCTTTCTGTTTCATGTTTAAAAATATATCTGGGAGTTTAAGCGCGAGCCAATCTATAAGGGTCTCATCTCGCGCGAATGGAGTTTGGTCGTCTAATCCACATTCGAAGAAGTAGCAGTGGACAATCTCGTGACGAAGAGTGCGCTTGAGAAGTTCGAGGGCACGCCTCTTATCGTTCTTACAATCGTCAATGATAGAAGTATCTATGACTACTTTGCTTTCTACCTGGTCAGCGTAGCCATACTTATCTTTAAGTTCTTTATCTTCCTTCTCTTCGAGATAGTATATTCGATACGTCTTACCGAGAATAATAATCTCAGATGGAAGTTCGAATTCATTTTCAAGAAGAAAGTTATTGCTCCTCTGCCGTAAGGATTGGTCCATACTGTTCTCCTCTCGTCTGCATTCCCGCGTTTGCGAGCATAGTATCATTCAATCTTCCTGCTCTGGGTGACGGAATAGGGCTTTCACCTCTGCTTCCGCTCATTAATCTAAGTAGTCTCGCTTCTACGTCGGGAGGAAGTTCGTCAACCTTAGAACGATTCGTATTAAATGAGTGGAAGGTTAATCCCTTAAATGAAGACTTCTTATTCTTTGCCCAACTTAGTTCTATAACAGGAATATTATTATCAGGATTCTCTGGGTCAGCGACAACGATAGAAGCGCTTGTCGGATTACGAGACATATCGTTATGAACTATTCCGAGGAAAGAAGCTTCATAAGCGTAGCGGCCAGACTCTTTAACGTCCGCGATATTTGGTCTTCTATTCTGGTCTATCTTTCTAAGATGGAGAGAGCCGAAGATAGGACAATCAATAGATTCGACGGCCCACTTCTTAATTTCTTTCGCGGTATAGTCATTCTTCTCTTTTTCAGAAGAGAATTGTGTGCGCCATTCTATATCCATAAGGGAGTCTATAACTACAAGAATGTTTGCTTTCGGGTCATCGGCTTGAAGTGACGCTTTTATCCAGCGACATTTATCTAGAATCTCTTCTCCGTATTGAATGTGATTTCCATCAAACACATTAATTCGTTCCGCGACTTCTCTGATTTCATCCCAGCCTTCTTTCGCAAGACGAAGCCAGCGTCGAATCGTTCTCGAGTCTTCATGTCCTTCATGGAGCATCCTTTCGTAACGTTGAGGTTTAGATACGACACCTATTGGAATGTTTTTCATCTGAGCTATAATGCGAGGATAAAGGTCAAAAGCCGCGTCGTCTAACGTGAAAAAGACCATATAGAGATGATTGTCAGGATTAGACATGAAGCTCCAGGCTAGAGACGTCATCAACGCAGTCTTACCAGAATTAGATTCGCCGGCGAACATGTATAGGCCCGACGTCAATCCTTCCATTCTTTCATTAAATAGAGGATAGGTAGGGCATGAATATCCTTCTCCTGTCGCTACGCAACGCTCTTGAATGTTAGACATACGCTTCGCGCTTTCTTCACGGATGCCGGCCAAGGAAACAGGCTGTGGCTTGTCATGAAGCATAAGCTTATCTTCTTCTAGAAGAGAAGGATTATTCTGCTTAAAGCGATTATCGTCTGCTTCAAACTCCGCGCGATAAACGTCGTAGGCCGCGAGTTCTTTCTCGTCTGGCGGCGGCGCCTTTACCTCTGAAAGGGGAGACTGAAGTTGTTTCTTAAGAGAGATGACTTTCGGTTTAAGTTTTTCTTTTAAGTTATAAGGAGAAGCTTCTTTCTTCTGAAACAATTTAAAGACGTATTTGTCTTTAGGCTCTTCTTTAAGAGTGCTTAGAATATCATCGAAAGCCTGAGTCTCTCTATCGAGATTTGCTTTAAACTCAGTTTGTTTTCGCAAGCCAATCTTCTTCATATATAACCTCGTCCTCTTCTATAAGGAAAGCTCTGTAAATGTATTCTCTCTGTTTTGGTTTATTATTTTGAAAGTCGTAATTTGCTCTGTCGTACGTATCTCTTAAAACATCTCTAGTTTCTTCTAAATAAGATTCATTTAAAACGATACTATTCGTAGAGAAACATTCTAGTTGATGTTCTTCACAAATGTCTATAAGCGTAAGAACGAAGTCTAGTCCGTTTATATTTCTCATCATATCGAAACGAGCGATATGAGAAAGAAGTTGACGCTTGTTCTTTTCTACTTCCCAAGTAGTAAACTCATATTTAAGTTTTCTACAGAAATGATTGTATAATCCATCTATTGAAAATTTTATGATGGGCTCAAAACTTACAGGACATAAAATACTCTTTCCTTTATATAGCACCCGTTCTGGAGAAGACATATTGAGTCCGGAGTATAAGTAGTGTTTTCCTTTTTCAAGAAGTTGCCCCTTCCAAAGAGATTCCGGAAGGGTATTCCATGTAGCGCCTTCCTTCATCTTTTTTAGAGTGGCTTGTATTTCTTTATCGTTACAACCTGCATCTCTTAAATAAGAAGAGATGAGCGTCGCGTTCCATGTATCTTGTTTCAAAAAGAAAAACCTCCCGTTACTATGTTAGAACTAAGTCTATCATAGCTTAGGAGGTTTGTCAAGGGTGTAAATAGAAAATTCGGCCGAAACTTCTATTATCTTTCTGAAATGGTATTGAATTTAAGAGATACGATATTTTTCTTTAACGGAATCTCAAGATAGATATCATGGATATTCCATGATATCGTATTAGGAACAACACCTTTAGTCGTCGTAATTTCTTGAGAAAGAACGCCATTGGCGTAAGCAGCGTAAAGTCTAATGTGTTCTTCTGTGCATGTCGTATTCCGAATGCCGTTCTGGTCATGGAGAATAATCTTATCTGAAATCCAGTCTATGTACTTCTCACGCGTAAGCTTAAGAATAACGGACGAAGTTGGATTAAAGTTAGACTGTAGGAAGTAGATATGTCTCATGCCGAATGGAAACTTATTGTTACCATTCTGGAAGTTTAGATGAATATCAAGTTCTAGAGCATAAAGATTATGAGAGTCTTCAAAGAGAAAACGAGAAGGACCGACCGAAGGAATAGAGATACTCTTATTAAAAGAAGGATTCTCTGACTTGTTCATGTAATCCTGCATCGTGAAGATTCTTATCTGTCTAATATCGAAAGAACCCGGAAGTTGAGGCAAGAACTCCAGCTGGTTGAAGTTCGTCGCGCCCAAAAGATTCCCTGAGTTCACTTCGATGCGAAGCGTGATATCCGGAGTATCGAACTCTTCATAGGACATCGTCTTAGCTTTAATAGAGTCATGCATTAACATACCTACATGGTCGTTAGCTACCTTAGAATTAAAGTAGATATTGGCGTTGGCTTTATAAATCGCACCCGTCGGACTCATAATGTTAAACACGTTAACTTGTTTAGAGACGGACTGCGGCCCAACCGAAACTCCGTAGATATCATATTTGCCGTCTATAATAATATTCGGCTCAGAAAGAATTGTCGTATTATTGTTAATACGTTCCTTCGTGAGAAGATACTCGTTATATTTATTAAGAGAAGTGGTCGCAAACTCCATAGAGTCTTCGAACACTTTTATTTTTTTGTTTAACTCCAAGCGCATGGCATCCGTTGATTCTCGCAGAGTCTCAAGACGAGACTCTGCTTCATCAAACGTATCCATCATCTGCTTAGAAGAAAGTTTCTTAATCAGAACTGGAAGCCTCCTCTTGAGAATCTAAAAAGGATTCGATATTTGTATTTGCCGGCTCTTCGTTTATAAATCCGTAGTCAATAAGTCGACGAATGATAAGGTCAAGACCTCGTTGGTTAACGACAGGTTTGTAGGAAGCATGCGCACCTTCGCTCGTATTATAACTTGCCGCTCGAACATACTGGAATGGACCAACATATCGCTGATAAGGACGATTGTTGTTCATAAGTATATGAGCAGAACGGAGGAAGCGATAGAGATTGTTGCGGCCAAACCCAGGACGCTCAAGAAGTGCCGCAACTTGACCAATATCTATAGTGCCTCTATCTTGAATATTAACATTATAGTAGGCACGCATATGAGCTTCAGAATTGCGAAGTTCTTCTAGGTTATCGCGCTCTTCTTGAAGTCTATTTCTTTCTTCTGCAAGAAGATTACGTTCAGACATAAGAGCTCGATACGCATCAGATGCTTCAATTTCATTTTTAATGCGCTCTTCGTCAATCGCAATTCCATGACGTCGCAAGTCGCGAAGCATCTCTACGATTTTTTCCCTAAATGGCTCTGCTTCTTCTAGCCTAGATTTCATTAATACTTCATAGAGACCATATTCAGTCAAAACAATTGTTTCTTGATTACCACCAGGGGTATATGCAATGCGTATACCCTTTTGTTTTTTACTAACATTTTTAACAAAACGAGAAATGTTATATTTACCGTTTTTCTGTTTTGCAAGACCAATCCATTCTGCTACGTCTTTAGCAAGAAATAAAGGCTCTTCAAATGTTCCATAACATTGAATAGTTTTTCCAAGAATTTTTTGCTCGTGAATAACCTGTAGAATTTTACTTTGACTCATAATACATATCTCCTTTACAAATAGGTATTAACTTTGACATTTGTATTATATCACATAGTAAGGAGATTGTCAAACCCTTAATTTAAATCTAAGCAGATTGGTCATAAGAGAATTTAGTTGCGTCATCTGTTCATCTAGCTTGTTTATACGTCCTCTAAGAGAAGCTACGTCATTATATAAGAAAGAGTCCTCAGCGCCGCGAACTTCGTTATAGAAGTTAAAAATCGTAAGACAGAATTTCTCGTATTCGAATGGGCCTCTATATCTTAGGTTATATCTAATCATGAATCCACCCCCGAAAGAGAAACTTCGCGAAGAGCCATATATTCTACAAATGGTTCTTCTAAAGTCTTTATCGTTACCTGAAGATTATACTCCTGAAAAGCTTGGTCGCCGTATTCTTCTATTCTGAAATCTCGTAAGTTATCCACAGAAGGATAGAAGAGAGAATTAGATTTAACAGTGCCAAGACGTCTAGTAGCATATATCGTTCCGTCTGTTACGTAGTTAAAGGAGAACGGACCCTGATACTCGAAGGATATTTTTCTAGATGAATCGGCGCGCACTTCCGTCCCAGAGAAATTCTGAGAGAGAGGCTTCTTAATGAAATCGAAGGAAACATAAGTGCCTCCAACAAGATAGAAGGAAACTTCTCCAATAGGGTCTAGCAACTCAAGGAACGTAGAGTCTTCTTTTTTAACCGGCTTCTGATAGAACTCTTTGCCGGCCATAACATAATTCTTACCGCCGAAGATGATATACTTCTTAGATTGATTAGGCTCTAATCCAGTAGGAGCAAGAGCATGTCCCTGCGTAATCTTTGTATCATCAGGAATAGTGTATTCATACGTCGTATAAGTTTGTTCTCCTGGAATCTTTATCGTAGAAGAATTAATCTTATACGGTACTCCCTTAATTGTATCAGAAAGAGAAAATATAACATCAGAAAGGTTGAACCCTCTTCCTTCTATATAGAAAGAAATAGTGGAACCTTTTGATACCTGTATCTTGCCTAAGTCATAAGTAACGTAACCATATTTAGATTTCGGCGCGAAACCGGACGATTGGAAGAAGACTGTCTTACCTATCGTAGTAGCCGAAGTTTCAAAAGAAGACTTGAGCTGATATCGATACGCAAGTTGTTCTAATTCTTTTAGATGAGTGTCGATATAGACTTGCGTGCGACCGAACTTGTTCTTCGCGATATCATAGATTAACTGATGTATAATCAACAAGTCTTCGTAGACATACTGGAAGAATTCGTTAAAGTCTTTCGTATTAAACTTCGTAGACTCTTCTACCGGAGTATACTTTGCGAGGGACAGCTTGGCATCTATTTCATTTAACTTCTGTTCAACAAGTGCTCTATTTGGGATAACTCCTTGAAGGGTGAAGGCGCCCGCGATTCTATCTCTAAGGAAGGTTAGCTTTTTGATTTGGTCTAAATAGATGTTCAAGAAATAACCCCCTTCAGTTTACCGATACAGAGTTTTAAGTTAGAGAAAAACGGCGACATTTCTTCGAAGCACTTAATCTGAATCTTAAGCTTTGCTGACTTAATAGATTCCGGAATATGTAGCGCATACTGGTCTCCAGAAGAATAAGCAGAGAAGCGAATAATCTTCGCACCTATTCTGTTTGAGTTAAGGGGAACAATAGGATACTCCTTTTCATTTACGAAAAGGGTATACTTAATGTACTCGTCGTCTCTGAAGTGCGTCGGAATATATTCGTTACACCATATCGCGAGAGAAGCTACCGGAGAAGAGATTAGATTTCCAGTTTCGATTAGTCCATCTTGATACGAACAGAGCTCAGATACAATGTTCTGAAGTATGATTGCGCGCCGGTTAATTCCGGGAAGTATTTCCTCAGAAGAACCCAGAGAACTAAGGCGTACTTTGACCTTATTCGTGGGCGGAAAAGCAATAAGACCTGCTTCATACACGTAGTCAGGATTCGTATAGCGCTCTTCTTTAGAGTTGAGAATGAAAGATTTCTTAAGAGTTGGTTCATAAGTTGCGCCCTCATCATAAGATACGTAGACCTCTTCTAGCTTAAGAGGTGAGTCCGCGTCTATCTTAAGTTGCGTAATTACTTGGTCATCTTCACTAGACTCTTGGAGAGTAGAAAGAGATATAATCGCCTTCGCTTCTTCAGAATCTAGATTAACTTGTTTCTTAAATTCATTATGAAGAGAATCAGAATTAAAGCGCTCATACTGCCAGAGTGTAGCTTTGTCTTCATCAACAAGATTCGCGCGCGAAGTTTCTATATCTTTTCCATTAGGAACAGTTTTACCTTCGTAGCCATTACCCTGAATGTCAAGAACTTGAAGCTTCGGTTTTTCTCGTTTCGTCTGAGGAGCAGTGTAGTAACCATCTGTAAAGTTAAACGTTCCGGAGAATAAACGAGGATTGATATCCTTAACCGAATCAAATGACTTATATGTTCCGCAAATCATATTGATATCTCGAAGATGGTCTTCCTGTGTAGAGATTAGTTCTTGTACGGCCGTAAGTCTAGTGTCGAAAGAGTTCATCATCGTTGTATATTCAGACGCAATGTGCTCTAACTCTTTATTAACTCCGGCGAGGTCAATAGCGAGGTCAGCTACAGCATCGTTAATATCTTTTTTAAGAGGTTCTGATTCAGGATGAAAAGCAAGTCCATTAAAGACTGGTTCTTGCTCAGATTTAGAAAAAACGGAAGTGGCTTTTGTGACATCCGTCTTTATAAGTTCTTGAGCATAAGCCTGTCTGATAGACTCTAACCCTAAATGTGCCATTGCTTCTCACCGCCATGCTTTAAGATAACGAGGCTCTTAATCGCGCCCGATTTTCTCTGTATAACTTTTAGTTTAATCTCATTAGACTTAGGATGAACGTAGTGAGAGTTCTCTTGAGCCGTATACTCTAAAATATATTCTCCGTCGTTCGTAAGCTTATCAAGGTCCTGTAAGGCTCGAGAATCTGGGCGCCCGTTCTTCGTTAATGAAGCGGGCTCAGAAGTCTGAGGCTCAAAACGAAGAGGAAGACCAGGAAATACTTTTTCCTTAACTCGTGTAGCCTGCTTCGGAAGAATCGGCTTCTCTTCTAGACCATCTATGATATAATATTCATTCATAGAGTCTCCCTCTTCTTCAGCGGAGAGTTCTATAAAGTCTACGTTGCCAATATTAATTATCGTAGAGGTAAAACCAGAAGGCGCCGAAAGAGAAGAGTATAACTCAAGAGAGTCTATTCCGAAAACATATTCATAGAAGTTCCCAAGGTCTATATCTTCATTCGCGGGAGTCGTAGAACTAAACGGAGTGGTCGTAGCTTTAGAAGGAATTTCAGGTGAAGACATCAACTTGTTATATTCAGTCGCGTCTTTTTCTTTCTTAACATCAGTACGATATCTGAAGGCCGTATTTCCTAGGTCTTCTACGACACCTTTTTCTGTCTCTGTTACGACATCAGAAGAGTCAAGAACATTGCCGCGAGAATCTCGATAAGTATAAGACATGTATTATCAGACCTCGCTTTCAATTATATTCTTTTTCTGATTTTTATTGTTGAGCTGATTCCAAGAACGAGCTATTGTTTCAGTAGTAGAAGCATTATATTTTGTCATAGATTTCTCAAGAGAGATTTCCATATTCTTAACTATCTTTTGTAAGAAATTATCTCGTGATGGGTCCGGCGCGCCAATCATATACGCAGTATTATAACGAGAAGAGTCGCCCAACTTCGAGATGCGTTTATAAGTTCTAGAGTTGAGAATAAGTTGAATCTGCTTGGCACGCAGAGGAGAGAACTCATTGTCTATCCAGACGTTATGCGTCATATTTTTATTGTCTATAACTTTTGCCTGAACAATAGAAGTGTTCGTTGTACTCACACGAACCTTATTGATTGTAGTCGGCTCAGTAAGATTAATGAAGACTGTTTCCGTTATCCCTTGCGCAGCTGGAAATTCGAGGGAATAATAAGAGATGCCGGGTTTGTTCTTTAAGAGCGCATCGTAAGAATTATTATAACAAGGATAGTCAGAGTTAAACGTGATAGACGCGATATAAGCCCTCGCGCGCTTATTGTCTGCCGGCTCCAACTTAGAAGAAATTCTAGACTGAGAAAGAAGAGTTCCATCTCTATCTATTAATGGAGACCCATCCGAAATAAAAGGAACGAGAATAGAGATATAATCTTTAGACTTATACTCATCGTAAACGTCTTCTATAATCTTTAGAGCTTCTCTCAGTTGTTTCGTCTTCTGTATAATCTTAGAAGTCATGTATTCATTCGCGAATTCATCAGCGTCTTCTAGAAGACGAATCTTTTCATATAGCGTATTTATATGTTTCTCAAGGCTTTCGCCAAGGAAGTTCATCTGGTCTGCGTCTAACTTATCTCCTACTCCAATAGGATAAGGAGAAGAATCGTCCGCAATTTTAAGAAGAACTTCTTCAAAATCTTTTAACGAAGTTATAATGGCGGAGCCCTCCTGTCTAAATAATGTCTACTAGTCTTATTACGTCTGATTTTAGACAAAGAAAAACCCTCCGAAGAGGGTTTTATTTACATGCCAAAGAGGTGTTTCAATCCAAGATTATTCAAATAATTAGTATCAAAGATTGACCACCAGACGATAGCTATAATCGCGGAGGTAAAAACATCTCGCATCCAGTGAGCTCGCGCCGAGAGACGGGAAAGAGCGGTGATAAAACCAAGCGCTATTCCTATCCAGCCTACAAACCAGGGTAAGGCAAGCATGTTAGTCCAGAAGATACCGCCGCACATAGCTGACATGGTGTGCCCTGAAGGAAAAGAATTACCTTTATAAGGCGACCAGCCAAGTCTAAGATTCGGATTCCGAGTGTTCCAACCAATCTCATTAGGTCTCGGATTATTGAAGAGAGCCTTAAGAAAGAGTTGGATAATGAGACAGATTCCGTAGCAGACTAGGAATCCTTTTAAGAGGTAGAGGTCTGGGGTAAGAATACAATATGCTATAACTACAAGAGGAGTTACGAACTGTAAATTGTTTCCAAGCTCTCTTAAGTCATTCTTAAGAGATGCTTTTATACCCCAGAACTTATTGTATAAATAATCTAGTCCTGGCCACATATTATTTGAAGTCCAAAATATGGTCAAGAGACATAGAGAGGTCGTAAATCGCGCCGCCGAGAGCGTTGTCACCGTTCTTAAGAACGTTAGAGGCGCGCGACTTCTTCCAGTAAATCTCAAAATCGAACTGGTTATATTCTCTCAACTGATTATTCTCATCAAGAAGGTCAGCCTCAAAGATAAGTCTATCAGAGATATTAGAAGCTGTCTTCCATTTGTCTGGCATAATAGACCAGAGCTTGAGAGGGAAATAATCTGTGTACGAAGTTACAAGGGCATTCTGAGCGCCATCCCAAGTTTTAAGAGAGGCTTTAAGATTAACTTCGTAGCCAATAGGATAAACAGCGGCGCCTGGCTCAAGGAAAAATCCCTTCTCAATCGTGAGTTTTTCAGAGTCCGCTTTAAGAAGCTTACACATGTTTGTACCGACTGCAATAATCTTATTTTCTGCTCCGCTAAAGTCCACTGCGAGATTCGGGTCAGTAGAATCTGCCTTAACCGTAATCGCGGAATTATCCGGAATAGGGCCAAAAGTTCCAGCCGCGCCTGAATTATCCGTATGATACATACCTTCTCTATTAACTCTTAGCATCAGACGGGCATGAGTTGCGCGGATGGGCTCAGGCTCAGAGAAGCGCGCTGAATACATTCCCTCTGGGAACGGAGTAAACTTTCTCGTTACTGCAGGGAGAATAGTAAGCTGATAGTAGAGGTCAGTAGCATTAATTTCATCTTCTGTATGAAGGATATAATCGTCCTGATTTTTATCGTCAACCGTACGACGGTTATAATAGTACGTCGTATTATTTAGCTGAATATCAGAGAGATTATTGTTAACTCCGTGCTGGAGGAATTCAATCTCGTAATAATCATCCGTCTCACCCAGGGAGCTCGGCTCAGCGAAGATATACATACAGTAGCGAACCTTACCTGTAATACTATCCGCTTCTAACTGAGGGTAGCAGTCCGGATTTACGAGGCCATACTCATTATTCGAAGGAATGGTCGTATCCTTAAACGAGAAGTATGCAATATGTTTTCCCTTAGCGGGGTCTACCTGAAGTACGTTAGACTTAGCCTTGATTAACTCTTCCGGCGTCTTAAGACCTGTAAGAGGCTGTCCTTTGCGTTCTTTTTCGTAATATACATTAAATTCTTTAACGTTCTTCTCTGGAATAATATAACAACGAATAGCGCCCGGATGTCCCATGGCCTGTACGTTGATACCAACTTGAGAAAGATATCCGCGCTGAAGGATATTCGGAATACGGAAAGTATAACCATAACCCGGAGTCCGGCGCGAAATCTTTCTTGTCATTGTGAATGTATCGTCATCGAAACCAGAGTGCTGAGAAATCGTTTCATCGATACCGGTCATCTCGCCCTCACCAAACGCGAAGGTTCCATTCATGACGTTGCCGTGTGAACGATAAATTTCAGCGTCCTGTTTAATTGCGAAACCCGTACCAGATGTAAATGTAAGAGTTTCATGGTCGGGCTTCTTCGTATCAATTTTAACGAGAGCAGAGTGACCTTCCTGTACAATAAAGAGATGGTCGCCCGGCATAACGCTATCGTAGAATTTATCATCTACGAAGACAGACATCTGCGCCTCAGAACCGATAGAATCTTTCGTCGCGAGAGTCTGTACTCCCTTAAGGTGAATAGGAACAGAACTTCTAAACGTATCATAGAATCCTGCATAGGGCGTATGCAAATTAATGATGCCCTTCTTAGCCAGCTCATGGCGGAGCTGATAGAGTTCGTCCTTAAGATTGACAAGCTCTTCTCCGTACTGTTTGTCTGTCTTAGCCAGACCAGAAGAGATTACGCCGCCTTTATCTGCTGTGAGGAAATATTCTATCGGATGTCCATCAAGGTGAAGACTATTTTTAATAGTCTCTCTATCACATAGAATATTCCCTTGAGGGTCTCTCTTAGATGTATCCGCAATCGCGATATATTCAGCAAGGACGCCGGCGACGTTTTTCGTATCCGTTGCCTTATCCTTGTCTGTGATGAACTTAGAAACAATATTTAGGTACTCAGCTATCCCCTGCATATCTAGCAGAGGGATAGAAACCTTCGTTAAGTCTGCCATGTTTTACTATCATCTCCATTCAAAGATAAGGTCATGTTGTTTCGGTTTATATTCTAGCCCGTTATGAGCATTTTTGTACTTAAGCATTTCTCCATCAGTAGTCTTAAGATAAACATATAAAGGGTCAATTGTTAATCCCTTAACCGCATTTTCTTGAAGAATCGTGAGACGCCCGGAAAGAGGGCTTCTCATGTAACCAGAGTTATCTGTCATTCCGAAGAAGAGTCCATCAATGAATATCATAATTTCATCGTTAGCTTCCAGCATAGCGAGAGGAAGCTCCTTCTTAATGAAGTCTACGACTACACCTTTCTCAAGATGGCAACGATTCTCTTGGCGGCCATCTGGAACATGAACCTCGATTAAAATCTCGTCGTCTACAGAAGGATGATATTTAACGGGTGCACCTTTATAATCAAGAGTGAACTTCGTGAGTTCAATCTTGCCGCCGGGAAGAGTCTTCCTTTTATTTCCGAAAACAGGATATTCTTCTTCACCAAATTTATCCGTAAACATTATCGTATAGTTATCAAGAATGATAAAGTTATCTTCATTAAGGCGGCAACCATTAACGAATACTCGCACTCTGCCAGGATAGAGAGAAAGTTTCTCCGTATCAGAATCTATATACGTTTTATAAACGTTAAGATGGTCTGAAGCTCTGTAACGAGAATCGAGTACGCGTGATTTTACGGAACGAGCGTTACCATGCTCAGGCTTATCGATAACGTAAGTAACGACGCCGCGTACACCTTCAGAATACTTGTCTTTATCCTCCGGATTATAGGGCGAACCATAGAACCAGAAGCCGCACTTCTTCGTCGCCTCATCCTGCCACTCATGAATATCGTATTGTCTTACCCCATTGACCCATACAGAAAGACTGCCAGTCCCAGGAACAAACTGGTCAACAAGATGACAATTCGTAAAATAGACAGCCTGACCAGCAGCTTTTTTCTCTTCATCTGATAAGTACTGCGATTCTTGTACTTTTTCAACCTTGTAAGAAGGATACCTCGGATTGAGAGGGTCATCATTTTGGCAAGGAAGATTGCGAATAATGAGTGTAGACTCAACATCAGAAGCATACTTGAATGCGTAGACATGAACATCATCCTCTGGTTGTGTCGGCGGGTCGAAGAATACAGAAGTGGGCATATTAGCGTAGCTGAAGCAGAATGCCATAATAGATTCTGCTTCAGCAGGCATGATGTCTATCCAGTTACCGGTGTGGTCGTTAATCGTTTGGTCCCAAAGCTTAAAGTTATTCTTAAACTTCGTTTTGTCAATAAGCTGATTGCGAATCTGGTCGGCCTCATCCTTATCGATGAAGCACTTAATTTCGTTATGAACAAAACCAGTGCGGGCAGTGCTATCCGTCAAGAACACCGCTTCACGATTACAGAGAAGTCCACCGTTCAGATAAACGAGAGATTCAGAAATCGTTTCTCCAAGAGACATAGTAGGAAAGAGAGAAGTAGAAGACTGAAACAGTTTATCTCGGTCATAGAGAAGAGTATATTGCTGTCCTTCTACGATGCCATGCCCGGCGCGCATATGGTCAACCTTAATCGTCTTATTAACTCGGTTAACAACAAGGTCTTTCTGAGCTACGCAGAGACCGTCAATAAAAAGAACAAAGGGCTCAAGAGAATATTCTTTTTGTTTTGCGATACCGTTTTCATCGAGATAAGATTCTTTCGTAACTTCCGGCGCGCGAACATCTCTTGTGTAGTGAATAATCGCGTCACCTGAAGCGTCGACATCCTGTACGACACCAGAAGCTTCAAACATGTTGAACTCAGTCTGATTCCCATCAAGATATTTAAGGTCAATAACTGCCCAAGCCATGTTGACGAGGCCGCCCGCAACCTTAAAGAGATTTTTGTCTTTATCGTATTCCCATTCAGTCGTATCAAGCATAGCTTCACCGTTCATGAAGACCATTGGCTGTGCATACTCTTGAAGAACAGAGAAGACTGCGTTATTGTGAACGTCTACTTGACGAACGAAACCGAACTCTCTCTTCGCAGTATTAAGCATCTGAATCTCCATTTTATCAATGGGTTCAGTAACGGTTATGGTCTTAGCTTTGGAATCTCGTGTGTACGAAAGTTCTTCCAGGTTAAAGCCATCTACGAAGACGCTCTGCAAATGAGAGAAGTCCATAGCGTAGAAAGAGTTAACGCCGTCTTGCGACGTCTTGTGAGTCATCTTACCGGTAGAATTTAACCAGTCAAACTCAAACGTTATAGATAAGATATAATCATAATCTTGACACTGTTGATAGGAGAGATAGATACCATTCTGATGAACTATATATCCTCCATCATCTGGTTTGTTTTCAGGACGAAGGAAATGGCCGCGCCGTTCTCCTTTGCGAAAACCATAATATTCCGTATTCTTAGCAGGGACAAGAATCCATGGAGCATCTCTATCAACCTTGAAAAGACGCTTCCTAATCTTAGAAAGCTTCCCAGGATTTAGATGAATCATAGAAGGAACAGAATCAAGGAGATATTTCTTTTTGTACTGAATAGCAATAGGAGACTTCTTCTCATAACCGAAGTCAATTAAGTCATCCTTAAACATTCTATCATACTTAATATTCGGGACAAGGAACTGGGAGTAACCTTCAAGTTCTCCGAACACATCCTTCGGAAGCTCTGGAATCGGGTCGCCGTATTTCCATTTCTCCTTGTTACCTCCAAGATAAGCAGAGTCATTCAAATAATCCTGTTTACCTTGGAGATACTTTCTACGATTTTCTTGATACGCTGTGATATCCTTATCTTCAACAACAGTGTTTCCTTTTTTCCACAAGGGGGACTTAATGAAGTAGTTATCAAAGATAGACATATCGAACTGAGAGCCATCTTGTTCGAGAGCCTTAATAGGCTTCCACTGAGTCCCGTCCCAATACATGAGAACTCCATTATATATCCAGAGCTGTCCAGGAACAGGGTCACTCGGCGGCAGAATCTCGAGCATGTGGTCAATAATCTGGAACTTCTCTCCAAAGATTAACTTCCACTTAGCGTAAGTCTTATCCCAAGTTTTAAGAAGATTTTTCTTTCTATCTAACCAGATAGAACCATCTAGTTTAGCCTGAGGAGTATCTTCACCTTTGGGAACATCCAAGAGGTGTTTAATACTCTCGTACATTTTGTGAAGCTCTTCGTTTAAAAGAAGCTCGGATTGGCGCCCAGAATTAAACGAGCGGTTATATGGTAGAGTTATCGTTGTTCACCTCTCTTTATTTGTCTCAGAGAAAATATATCCCTTTTAATTATTTCTCTTAAAATTGTGATGGATATCACCATCCTCCTAGGATACTTATTACGCTTTTCTTATTACAAGAAAAAACCCCC